AAGCTTTATCAGTCCGAGACCGAGACCGAGACCGAGACGAGGGCGACCGATCGGTCGCCCCTTGCTCTTGTAATTTTTTAAGTATTTGGTTTTCTAACATATACGAAAGCCACCACACTCACGGAGAAACCTGATGAACTCTTTTACATTCTCTGTATCATATGGATAACTATCTTCCCATGAACGAGTTTTGTATAAGTCGTCCCATTTCTTTTTTAATAATGGTGGGTAATCCATAGGAACAACATTCTTTCCTTTTATAGCTTCGGCTTGCTTTTGTATTTTCTTTTCTTCTTTACTTATTTTGTCATTCCACTCACGAGCAACTTTGGCTTTTCTTTTCCATTCGTCCTGTCTGTGATTACTCTCCCCACTATCAACGCATGATTGGAGTTCGTCAGCAATTTCCTTCGCTTCTTCTTCGCTCCATTCAAATCCACTATTGTCTTGAAGTGCTTTTGCGTGATCTTCCGAGAACCAATCTTTTTTCTCTATTTTCTCATGAATTAACGCTCCTAAAGGTCGCCACCACCAGACATTATTTCTAAAATAGATCCCTGCGTTTTTTTCTTCATACGCGTTCTTTTGTTCTAAATATTGATCTATTTCTTTTCTTGTTGGTTGTGGTTCTTTATTTTCCCACATATTGTCAGGTCGTTTTGGTTCATCTCCCCTTCTTACAGGGTTAATGCCATATATATCCATACCCATTTTTTCTCCTTTGTTATTTATTTTCTAAAATCCTATCATATCCCATTTATAATGCAAGTGCTATTTTTTAGAATAATTCTAAACTATCTTCAAAAGATACTGCTGGTGAGCAACTCTTCCGGCTCACTCTGGAGGCAGCCTGATGGGCCGCTGCTTGACCAAACGAGACGAGACTAGAATGCAGAAACGAGACCGAGAACCAGTATCCCCAACCCAAGAAGAGTTAGTTCGGGGCTGAGGAACAGACAAATGAGGAGAATACAAACCATACTTCCTATCATGCAGCTCCCTCCGTGATGCTGGTCATCTGGTGATGGGCCGCGAGCTCAATTGCAAACCAAGCGAGACTGTTCTTCCAGCTGGTGGGCGAGGATGGCTGCGCATCCAAATTCTTAAAGATGCTATCCAGTAGTTGTCCCGTAGTTGTTCCCTGCTGCTCAGCCTCCGATATCAACATGTTAAGAATCTCTTCTTCGTGCTTGTTGTAAAACGCAACCGTTTCCTTGTAGTAAATTACCCCAGGTACTCCGCCGACACATCCGTGCTTCGCAATATCTGCAATGAGGAACTGGCCATCCTTTTCCCCTTCCCTCAACCAGGCGCTAATCGACGATGACGATGCGGTGTCCTGCTGCTTCTCTACCCATTTACATTCTAATTGATCTTTCATTTGTTCTCCTTTGTTTAATTAATTAAGGATCAGTTGCCGATAGTCACGCTGTGCACCCGTGACAGTAAGCAACTAATCCTAGACTAGTTGAAGACGCTCGAGCCTTCTAGGCCATACTATCAACTAGTCAATCCACAGCTTACCTGTGGTGCATTGCTCTTTACAGAGAAGCAAGCTCTGGATCCTGTAAACTACAGGATCGAATGTAAGATAAGATCTAATGGGATAGTTGTCAAGTCCTTTCTTTTGCATATTGTGAATCTGACCAGCAGAACATTGTGCAGCCGGTTCACCCGCTGTTCTGAAGGGAGGGGCTCGGGAGTTGTTGCCCAAACGAGAACGAGGTTTCATCTTTCTGAAACGCAACTTCCATCTTGGGATGCCAGCTCGTTACTGGGCTACAGCAAACAAAGAGGGAAAACTGTAGCCGAGAAACGAGCTTTTGTCTAGCCGAAGGTTACGGCCCGTAACCGGTTACTGGCAGCGGAAGCGATGCGAACCCTCTTCGGTGAACGAGAACGAGGTTTCAAGCGAGAACGAGAACGCAACTCCAGCGCAGCGGAGGTTACCGGGGCCCCGAGCTCTGTGAAGGCATCCTGAACCAGTGGCCATTGTACGGGAAACGAGAACTCAAACCGAGGTTTCAGTTCGCGAGGATCAGTAAAACTGGACACTGGTCTGTACAGTTTCAAAGCAGGCTCCTTAAGGGCCTCTTTGCAGATAATTACAATTCCACCATGCTTAATATATTTATTAATCCAAACAACTTGCCACTTATTTAGCTTCGGATAACTGACATAGTCTGATTTAAGTTCAATCCAAAATATTCTTTGATTCACAACGCAATGGATATCAGGAATACCATTCATTGTGCTTGATTCTATGCGAGTAAAAAAGATATTTTTAATATTTCTTTTTATTTTTTGCCACAACAATGCTTCTCTTTTTCTTTCACTCATATTAGATCAAGGTTGTTCATATTTTTTTAATCTTAACTATAACAGAATTAGGAATAATAGTAGTGTTTCCAATCTCGTCTATCTCGCCTGTCTCTTGGTCTTTAAGTGCAAAATCCCCAAAAATTTTAGTTACTCCTTTAACCTGAGATAATAAATGTCCTTTTGTAACACAAACAGGCAGCTTAGCTTTATTAAAAGTAATCAAACTTTGCCAACCTGACTCAGAAATTATATCATTCCAATGAACTTCAACCATTGGATACCTGTCCAATTCCCTTTTAGCTTTCTTATTAATATTTATTTTTTTCTTCATTTGATAACTCTCGTTCCTTCTCTAACTTCATCAAGCCACTCGTCATGATTAATGTACATTGTTTTTTTAAAATAATCTATGTCCCCTAAATATAGCTCATTTAAATGCTTTTTAACTATCTCAGGCAAAGCAACATAATGTTTTTTTAACATTTCAGAATTAAACATGCCTAACCCATACATAACAATGGAGTAATGTTGATCACACCAGAGTGCGTAATCCCCATCTTCCGAAAAATCATCAGCCACAGGAAGCCTCCTCTCAAATAAATCTAACTTAGTAGCCAGGCTATCAGGTATATCCATATCGGCTCGAGAAATCCAAAAATCATTATCTGTTTTTTTAGTCAAGTAATGAAGAATAATAAAATCCCTTGAATTTTCTACCAACTTAATAAACTGATGGTTCACTCTCTCAATTATTTGTTGATTATAATTAATTAAATTATTGCTCAACATAAAAGCTTGTTGAATTGATATAGCAATGGAAGTAGCTTCTAAGGGTTCAAAAAAACTTCCTGTAATTCCTGTAGCAAAGCAATTTTTAATCCAACATTTATTTAAATAACCCGGTTTAAAAGGAATAGTTCTCCAACTAAGTTTCTCTGAGGGATCTACAGCGCAAATTTCTCTCATAGCATCCTCTTCAGTGCAAAAATTGGAATCAAATATATACCCATTACCTTGTCTACCATGTACGGGAATTTTAAACTTCCAACCATATTTCATAGCCTGCGCTTCTGTCCACACATTAGGGACTTCTAGGTTTTCAGTTCTATAAACAATAGCTTTGTCTAAAGTTAACCATTTACTTACATCTACCCATTTACATTCTAGTTTTGAAAAAATTACTTTTTTAAAACCAGATGCGTCGACATAAAAATCCATTTCATAGCGTTTCTTACCAACTACAGATCTAACATATCCAAAGTCATTAAATATAACTTCGTTAATCTCATCATCAACAACTTCAACTCCTCTCTCGACGGACACCTTATGTAAATAATTATTTAATTTAAATGTATCAAAATGAAATTGTTGAAAAGGTTTAGACAAACTAGGGTCTATTTGTTTTTGTAAATGTTCTTTGGGAGTAATAGATAAAGGATCTAACTCTTGAGCAAATTTATGCAGTAATCTTATTTTAAGCTGTATTACACCATCCAAAATAGGATGCGTCACGACATGATTATAATCTTTGGGAGACCAACCTTTAAAATAAATAGATGCCTTACAAGTAGCACCACAATGTTTTATCATATCATTTGGAGACAAATCCACAAATTTTAAAAACTCATCCCAATGAGGAGTACTTCCTTCTCCAACTCCAATGATACCAATCTTACTTGATTTAACTAAAGTAATTTTTATATTTGGAAATCTTCTATTTAAGATTAAGGCAGTTACATACCCTGCAGTTCCCCCTCCTACAATGCATATACTATTCATCTACAACAACCTTAATAGTTCCAACGGAAGTCATTAAATGAGAATTATGTTTTTTATTAAAAACTTTTATAAACTCAGACCAACTAGCCTTTTTCAATTTGAGCTGCGTCTTGGGATTCAACATCGATCGTCTTGGCATTATACCCGTCGATCTTATTCGAAAGCTCCTTGAGTTTTGTTTCAAGCTCTTCACGTGACATACCCTCCAAACCAGTTACTTTAACTTCTTTTCTATCAATATACTGACCTGCTAATTGGCCAGATCTATATTCTGCATTTATAGCTGCAGCATACTGTTTATCTGTTTCTGCCTTTAAAGCAATACGTTCAAATCGTTTATATCTTCTTAGGTTGTCACCTTCATATTTAGCACATTCTTCCTTATACAATTTATCCATGTACTTTCTAACATGAGGATTTAATTTTCTGTTAGTAAGCCTAGAAGCTATCACGGAATAATCATTCTCGTTTTTACAAGTATATCCTGCTTGTTTTAAAGCTTCAGCTTTCGTAATATTACTCCAGTTTTTAACATATATATCAACAAACTTTTTTTGTTTAAAAGTTAAATCATCTTCAGTTCGGAGTTCCTTCTTTTTTAAGCCTCTGGTCATAATTTTTATTATATAGATTATTTTAAGTCATTACCATAGCACGAAAAAATATGAAAAAGTCGGTCCGCTAGAGTGGTGTCTCTAAGGGACACCATAGGGACACCATAGGGACACCATTAAAATTGATTAAAAGCATTGGTAGTATTGATTAATAATTGATTAGGGACACCAGGGACACCTCTTTTACCCCATGGGGTACTTTTTATTGATCAGGGGTTAGAATAATCTATATAT